TGAAGTAACCTGCCCGATTTTCTTCAGGAAGGCTTCGTTTTCTTTTTCCCATTCGGACATATTAGCTCCAGGTTGTTAGAACGGATAGTGACATTTCGCAAGAAAGCAGGTCGCCGGATGCTGCGCTTAATACGCTTGGCTGGCTAACTGCTCCCACATTATAGGTCAAAGTGGATGCTGCGAGTTTGTTGAACACACCAATTAAGGCATCTTCAATTCCATTTAGATTGCCTTCATTATCAAATAGCGGCACAGTAATAATTATCTTAAAATTGGCTGTTGGTGCAATCGTGTTGTGCTGGTTATTGTTTGGTTCTAAATATGGATCAGAAGGCGCAACTATTACTGAATTAGCAAGAACTGTGGCTGGTGGGAATGCAAAGGTTTGCCACTTGGTGTTATCGACTAAAGCAGTCGCAATCGTGGTTCTAAGAGTAGTGAGAGCAACTGGCATTATCCGACCATCGAACGTGGATCAAGGGCGTGAGCAATAAGCCCTCTTACCTTTGCGAGTAATTGAGCACTCATTCTGTATGGTGATGGCTGGAAGTCCACAAGGTTTGCGCCACCGAGAGTAGCTGTGCGAGCCTGCCAAATATCTACGCTTACCATTAACGCTGCGTTCTGAACTGCTGTGTCTGTTGTCCAGTCAGTTGTTATATCGCCTGCAACTTTGCCGTAAGGCATGATTGTATTTTTATCGGTTGCACTAGCTGCTGAAATTGTGTAAGTAATTGTGTAGTCATCAACTGCTGTAATTGTCTTAGTGCCATTCCAGGCACTCCCACAGTTGGAAATGACTACTGAATCTCCAATAATAAAATCATGAACAGTATCAAAGTAAAGTGTTGCAGTTGTTGTTGTTTTTGAGTGTGCGATTGCATAATAATCTTTAGCCCAAAGCATTGGAAGTAGGACTGCATCTGACGCATCTGCCACTTCTTGCAAAACGGCGTCACTATACAATGTGCCAACTCCGAGAGTGCTACGAAGTTCTGCAACTGTGGTTAATGCCATGTGCAATCCTTTCTAAAGACTGGGAGTGGAGCAAGGGCTGCGCCCCACTCCCAGCGACTTAGGGTGTTTCTATCAGGTCTTGTTTACAGAGAATGCGCCGGCACCGACCTTTGTAGCGATTGCTCCAAAGCCGTAATAACCAATAGTTACCTGACCTGCTGCTGTTGATTCAGCGCGAAGGCGGTAAGTTGGTGATTCATACCATGTGTAAGCATCTGGATTCACAATCATAAGTGATCCATCTTTGTCTGTGTTATTTGCTGTAGCAACGTTTGCTGTCACAAATAAATCAAGTCCAGCCACACGACCACGAAGAGCGGTTGGTGTTGCAAGGCCTGGTTGGTTCATAGGATTTGTTACTTCGTTGTAAATTGGACGACCTGTGTCATTGAGTGACATAAGGTTTGACCATTGTGAAGTGTTAGCAATGAGATTGCGAGCAAATGGATTTGGAAGTCCAAGTGTTGCTGAATAAACAGAAGCAGCACCGCGAGAAATATATCCTAGCAATTCTGTTGCTGTTGGATATGTTGCAATGGATGTGCTGTCAAGTGTTGCACCTGCAAAAATTGCTGCATGAACAGCTGCATCTGTTGCCTTTGCGTAAGCTGCGCCCATGTTGCGGACAAGTTCATCAAAGAATGCTGGAGATGTGCGATCTAGCAATTCAACAGAGAATGTCTGTTGTCCGGCATACTTCTTTACATCAACTGATAAGAATGATGATGTCTGATCTGTGTCTGAGAATGCAGAGCCTTCTGCAATTTGTGCAACTGTTGGCATTGCTGTGATCTTAGGAATCTCGAATGTCATACCTGCATCTGGCAATACTCCGCGAGAGATTGCTTCGATTGATGGGCGGATTGTTGTTCCAAGTGGGTTGATGATTTCTTGCAACTGACGTGTAGGAACTAAGCCTGCGTTGTCTGAAGTGTCATCTGCTGCGCGTAGGTATTGACGAGCTGACTCATCACCTAGTGCTGCACGAATTGTCTGCTCTGCATACTTAGCAGCTGTGATTTCAATGCGTGGCTTTGTGTAAGCCATAGATACAGTTGGGCGAGCAGCTTCTACCGCCGGTGCTTCAACTGGTGTTGCTTCGACGGCTGGAGTGGTATTTTCCACGTTGGCTATCTCGCTTTCTGTTGGTTGGGTTTCGGATACAGCTTCTTCTACCTTTTCGGCTTCTTCTGCTGCAATATCAGTAACCTGAGCAGACTTAAATGCTGGCTCTGTTACTAAACTTACTTCGACTAAACGAGCAGCGGATACATAAGTCACGCCGTCCTTAATCTTTGACTTTAATACTTCTGCGCCAATGCTAAGGCCAGATTGCAATCCTTCTTCTGCCAGGATTAGGGCTTCTGTACCGCGTTGTGAACGGCTAATAGAAAATACTGCATCAATGGAGTTCTCTGATTCGTTAAAACTTACTGCGCGGCCTAAAGGCTTCTTAACATCGTGTTGGCTAAGCAACTTGATTGACTTAGCATCTGGAATCTCGATTGAGCCAGAAGCAAAGATTACTTTGCCATAGTTTGTTGATCCAGCTTCTACGTTCAATGGCACAATCTTGCCAGAGATAGTTCTGCTGGCTGAATCTGCTGTGAGTTCAGCTGTAAGGGTTACGATTTGATTCATGCCATACCGTTGCTTCCGTTAGGTGTTAGATCAGTCATTGCCATAGCCTGTTCCTGAGTAACTAGGTTAAGGGCTAACAATTTTTCAATTACTGCAAGTTCCTGTAATGGGTCTGTGCGTAGGAAGTTCTTGTCAATGTCAAATTTGACCACGTTACCGCGAGCAGTAATGTCATCCATAGATAGTCGATCTTCAATCGCTGAGATAAATGGCTGTAAAGATAGGGTTAAGAATTGCTTGCGTTCATCTTGCACATTTGCATAAGTCATTGAATTATTCTGATCTGCTGAAACGTAATAAGCCGGAACGTTGCATAATCTGGCGCAATCTGTTGCTAGGTTAAAGATTGCATCCCCATACATCATGTCTTTAGGTGAGAATGAAACTGGTGTGTATTCAAGAGTAGATGTTAAATAAGCAGTTGAGCGATTATTGCGAGCAGACTTCCAAGAAGCCAACAATCCTTGTATTTCTTTTGGATCAAGGTCTGCACCATTGTTCTTAATGTAGCCACTAGCCATTGGAGTAGCTGCTGCTACTGCTGCTGCTTTCTGAACATCGATGGCGGCACGAATTGTTTGTACGCCGCTGTTAAGAATGCCATCGCCTAATGATTGGAATGTTACAAGTGAACCTAAACCATCCATAGGTAATGTTGTGCCATCGACTGCATAAGAACGAACAAATGTATTTGTGGAATCAAGTGTTGCAGTTACGCGAGAATTAGCAATCCACTCGAATCGAGATGGACGCCCATCTTCTGCATAGACTTCTACAACTTTCCAGAATGCTTGTCCGTAAAACAATAATGAATCAACAGTCCAGGCAATTGTTACTGATCGTGGTTGTGAGTAGGAAGGTTGCTCTAACCAAACTGGTGAGCCAAGTTCTTCATTTGTAGATTTCTTGTAAAGCTCCATAGGAATTGCACCGATAGTGCCTGCAAGTAAATTGCGGCATCGTTGAATTGCAGGAACTGAAATTGCTTCTGTGCGACTGACATAAGCATATTGAAACGGCATTGCATACGGCGAGTATTCGCCTAAAACTTGAGGCGCGGACTGTGCTTCGAGAAGTGGTTTAGTTTGTAGTCCGAATGTTTGCAGAAGGCGACCCATTTGGACATCTTAGCATACATTGTCTAATTCTTGACAATTTGGGTGTGTTGTGTCTAGGCAATAATTTGTGGCTTTGGAGCAGGCAACATCAATTTGGAAACACACATTGCCAATCCGATAGGTGCTGAGATGTCACCAGCTGACTTTCGTTTAATGATTCGCCAGGCTGAGTCATTAACCTTTGCTGCACAATTATTGAATTGTGCTACAAGTTCTGCTTGTCCATTGTGAACCACTCGATGATTGACCAAGCCTTCTAATAGATCACCACAGGCTTTGTAGAATTGCTGACCTGATACATCTTCACACATAACGCCTGCTTGTAGCAGTCTGTCTGCAATAGTCTGAGTCGCGTATTTGTCAAAGCAGACTAATCGCGGTTTGTAGATGTCGCACCAGGATTTAATGGATGCGGCCATCTTTAATTCATCGATGGCCATTTGTGAGCTGTAAGTTTCTAAGATTCCAATGCCAATTCGACCATCTGGCAATAATTGACCTGCAACCAGCGATCCATTGCGCCTTGACGGACTAACATCAAATCCAAAGACTGTATAAGCCCCTACAGCCATTTCAAGGGTGTTATCAGACGTTTCTTCCAATATGCCATGTGGCCAGGGCGATTGCAGGCTATCAATCCATTGGCACAGGGTTTCTGTCCGAGTTTGCTCTATCGGATTAGTTGCAATTGCTTCTTCAATAGATTCTTTTGTAATTGTAAAGCCAAGTGCAGGATTGCTCGGAGCAACAGCATCACGCCAAAAGGAATCAAGTGTTGTATCGATCTTGCAATACTGTGGTGCTGAGTATTCGTAATAACCAAAGGTTTCCGGCGGATAATCTTTAGCTCTTTCAACTAAGCCATTAAGAACGCTACTAAAGTGATCTCCAGCGTTGCTAGTTAGAAATGTCTGAGCATTGGCTCTAGCTCTCGTTACGGGAACTGCTGCCTTATAGCCTTCTTCTGAGATTTCGCGGATTTCATCAATCCACAATAATGAAGCGGTTCTGCCTCTGGGACTCGAACTATTATCGCTAATCACATCGAGCGTTGCACCATTGAGCAGCTCTATTCTTTCGCCGCCATTGGCATAACGAATTGCTTTTGTCATTGCTTTAAGTTCCGGAGTCGATTCAATAGTCCAGGCAATCTCACGAAACAACATTAACGATGTTGCTCTGTTAGCAGACATGATGATGACTTTATCTTCGCCACCATAGAACATGCCCCAGATAACTCTGATCCTTCCAAGAAAACTTTTGCCATTTTGCCTTGAAATTAACAAAAGTGCAGTACGCCTGCGGTATAAACCTTTCTTGTCCACGCTCATCATGTCTTTGAGTACGAATTCCTGATAAGGCATTAGTTTGTCCATCTTTAGACGTTCAACCATGTCTAAAACTTCCTGATACCTAGAAGCGCCTTTGAGAAGTGGCGTGTGAACTCTTGGTTTGGTTGCCCCTCGTAGCGGAAGTTTCTTTTTGGGTTTATCTGTCATTGACTCGGACTGGGTTTGATCTTAAAAGGACTGTCCGGCATCGGTCTGGACTGCATCGGGGATATACGGGATGA